ACTATCACCGATCAGGCGCATCTGTTGTGCATCACATGGCACAACAAGATCAGGGCTACAGCAAAGCGCAAGATGGAAGACGGCTTTTCTCTGACCGAAAAAGAGGCCCTGCAAATTGCGGAGGGGGTTGACCAGCGGCTTATCGTGGCGAAGCAGCGACACCATAACTGGGAGGGGACGCTGGCGTTATTTGAGGGGCCGGGGCAGACCTTCAAAAGATCGGAGGGGACAAACAACATCAGGGTTGATATACCAAGGAGGCAAAGATGAAATGGGAATCTGAGCAAGTCGGCGGCAGTCACTACAAGACCATGAAGATACAACCGCTGGAGTACGCGCTAGAAAATGGTCTAGGCGTATGTGAACACGCGGTGGTTAAGTATGTTTCTCGGTGGAAGACAAAGGGCGGCATACAGGATCTTGAGAAGGCGCGGCATTACATCGACATTTTGATTGAGCGGGAGTCGAAACGGTGCAGGTGAGGCTGAAGCGGTCTGAGTTAGCTGTTGCGGAACAGGCTGCACGATTGCGATGGCAGCTTGCCCGGGCCAGTGGCGTTGAAAACAAAAAGGTTGATATTACCCGAAGCGATCAGGATCTTGACCTGCTTGGTATTTGCTCTGAGATAGTTGTTTCTAAGGTTCTTGGGGTTGACTTTAATGCTAGTGCGCTAGGGATTGATTCTGGTAACGATATATTTGTTGACGCCGGTGAAAGCGAGCTTTGCATACAGGTGAAGGGGACGTTTACAAAGAGGGGCAACCTGTTATTTACAAACCACGAAAAATTTGCGTGGGATGCTGCGGTGCTGGTCTGCAAGACGGACTCAGATGACCGTTACGATATCGCCGGTTGCATTAGCAAAGAGAAAGCCCGTCAGGTTGTAGAGCGCCGAGATTTAGGTAAGGGAGAGGGGTATTTTATACCAAGAGAGAAGCTGTCCGGCATTGGTGATTTGATGGAGTTCATAGCAACGCGGAGGTTTGCATGAGTGAGTTCTGGCTAGTTAAAGATAAGACGCAGTTGCGCCAGCGCATCGAGTTCTTTCAGAAGTATCTGGAGAGCGAATGGAACTGGGAGCATCCCGTTGAGTGGAAGGTCAAGCGGTATAGCCCAAAAAGATCCTTATCTCAAAACGCGCTGTTTCACGTTTGGTGTCGGGAGATGTCTGACCACTTCAAGGAAAGGGGTGCAGATATCACTGAAGAAAGAATGAAAGAGCTGATAAAATACAAGATATTAGGAACGGAGGATAGGAAGATAAACAACACCATAATCCCGGGGCAGGTGCGGGAGACGAGCGGATTAGATCGTGGGGAGATGATGGATTTCATGGACAGGGTGAATGAGTGGGCTATGGATCATGGCTTATTTTTATCTTGTCCCCAAGACTCGGAGTACATGAAACTTAAAGGGGGGTAAAGTGGATCATCCGCTGCTGGAATTTTGTACAACAGAAAAACAAAAACAGATAATTGATCTCATCGAGGTGCAGGGTCTTTCTTATAGAGAGGTCGCCAATTTACTCAAGGTTAGCCGGGGGACTGTCGGTGACCACTTGAGGCTGGTCAGGGATAAGGCTGCGCGCAGGGGATACAGCCCGGATCATGGATGGAATCATCCGGTTCCTGATGGTCATAAGATCAAAGGTGTATCCACGTTTTATGATGACCAAGGCAATCCTGTCCGCCAGTGGGTCAAATCTCAGACCGACGAGAAAAGACAGTTTGAGATTTTGGTCGAGCGGATTGAGTCTGCACAAGAAGGCTTGACTAGGTTCAAGCCAGTAGCAGCACCGAAGAGTGCGGATGAAGACCTGCTCACGCTTTTAACGATCACTGATTTCCATTTAGGCATGTATGCTTATGAAGCGGAAACGGGCGATGATTGGGATGTCCACATTGCCCGGGATGTTTTCCTCAACTCAATAAGCGACATGATTAAGGCAGCGCCCAAATCAGGGACAGGGATTTTGTGCCAGCTAGGTGATTTCCTGCACTGGGATGGCATCTTAAATGTGACGCCTCAATCCGGTCATATCCTCGATGCAGACACTCGGTACGGCAAACTCGTTGAGCTTGCGATGTCGGTCATGGCTGAGGCGGTGATGATGATGCTGCGGCGGTTCGATAAAGTAATCGTCGTTTCAGCGGAAGGCAATCATGATATTTCTGGAAGCATCTGGCTACGGAAGCACATAAAGCACCTGTTTGCGGATGAAGACAGGTTGCAGGTGATTGATAATGACTTCCCCTACTACGCTTATCTTCATGGAAAAACGATGCTGGGGTTTCATCATGGTCATAAGGTGAAGCTGGCCCTGTTGCACAAGCTATTTGCCAGTGAGCCACGATTCCGCGAGATGTGGGGAGCCAGCACACATTGCTACATACACTCTGGACACTATCACCATGAAAGGGTTGTTGAGGATGGTGGCGCAATCGCAGAGCAGCATCCCACACTTGCGGGTCGGGACGCATACGCAGCGAGAGGCGGCTGGGTTTCTCAGAGAGGAGCGAAGGTTATTACATACCATAAGACTGACGGGGAGATCGCCAGAATAACAGTGAGGCCGCGCATATGATCCCAGTGATTAAGATGCCAATGGGCAATGGAGACATTGCGATACTGACCTCCACCATCAGCGCAGCCATGCCAAACCGATCCGACTCATCGTTGACAGATGTTTACACTGACACCTTTACGGAAGGCATAACGGTTGATGTGCCATTGAGCGACTTCATTAAGGTCTGGCTGACCTGTTTGTGCTGCGAGCTAGAGGAGCTAGAGGGCGAGCTAGAGTACATAGTTGACCACAGTACGGAGCTTCACTGATGGCGATCAAAAGGGACGCTGCCGATATCTGGTTCAGCAAGGCGGTTAGGGCGAGGGACGGTAAGTGCCTGCATACTGGTCGAGAAGATGCCTTGGAATGCGCCCATATTTACGGCAGGCGATCTAAGGTCTTGCGGTGGAGCCTAGACAACGCGGTAACGTTGACCCATGCCAGCCACCGCTACTTCACTGAGAACCCAGTGGCTTTCCACGATTGGCTAGAGCAAACGCTGGGCGAGGGACACATGGAGATACTGAGGGAGAAGGCTCGGGGCCACATGAAGACCAATGATGCGCTGCGGCGAGAGATAGCCAAGCACTATAGGGAAGAACTCAAGAAACTAGAGGCAGATCCAGACTACCAATTAATTTCATTTAATTAATAAAAAAGGGTTGCAGCGCACACATATTAGTGTACTATCTGTCTTGTGGTATCAATTAACTAATACCTTGGAGGGTATGGATATGAGCAACTTATACGCTAAAGCTGAATCAAAGATCGCTGAGTTAGAGGCTAACATCGCTGGCTATCGTGCTGCAGGCGCAGACGAGGCAAAGGGCAAGGAGATGCACGAGCGTGTAGCAGCTATCTTTGATCGCATCGTTGAGGGTGACAAATCCGCTTTCGATGAGTTAGCAGAGCAGGGTGATTACATTGAAGATCCTAGCTACCGTCTGGTGTCAGAGCTTCCAGAGCTTGCTGGTCTCAAAGAGACGCTGACTCTTCCCCTCGCCAAAATCGGCAGCACTCGCTACCTGATTACCGATGACGACAAGGGTCTGATCTCGCCTGCTGGCTATTGGGATGACGGCATTTTTGTTAAGAATGACGTATGGATTGAGACCAACAGGTTGCCCCGATACCTCGGCCCGGGTCTCTGCTACTACGAAGTAGCAAAAGTTTTGGACAAGGCCGCGTAAGCGGCCCGTACCTCGGAGGGTATGTTATGAGTCAGTTTTTCACTTGGTTAGAGCAGCGCATTAACGATTACGAGCAGGCGCGAGAGCGCGGTCTCAAGGCTTACAAGACGCGCTGGAAGCGTGTAGTAACGGAGCGCAATGATGGCGTCGAGCCAAAAGAGTCATCTGCCGGGCTTCACGCGCCGGTCGATGGCTACGTCTACACTTGGGCAAAGGGAGACCATGACTTTGAATCAACATTTCTTGCTGGGCAGTTTCTGCCGTGGTCATCAGAGCGCGAACCGCTGACTCATGGTGCGTTTACTGGCGAAGCGCAAATCGCTGGTGTTCCCACCGCTCGCGCAGACAAGTTTATTGAGCGTTACGAGCAGATGCCCGCAGAGGTCAGGAAGACCGTCAGAGTGAGCCGTTCTCGCTCATGGGTTGATCGTTACGCGGTGGCTGGCACTGATGAGTTGCGTTGCTACGTCTACATCTCAAAGTGTCCCGCTGATCTGTGCGCTGCCATCGAAGATTATCTGATGGGCGACATTTACAAGCTGCAGCGTCTAGCTATTGAGCAGTCAGAGGCAGAGAAGGCGGCTAGAGATAAAGCTCACGCAGAGGGCGAGGACGCCCCAGAAGGCCGCGTTGTAATCACTGGCACTGTGCTGTGCTTCAAGTGGCAGTCTAGCGACTATGGCGATGTGCTGAAGATGCTGGTGCAGGATGACCGTGGCTTCCGGGTGTGGGGCAGTGTACCTGCCAGCTTAGATGACGCAGAGCGCGAGAGTCGCATCTCTTTTACTGCAACCGTGTCTCAGTCTGACCGTGATGCCAAGTTTGGATTCTTCAAGCGCCCCACAAAAGCGGTGGTTTTAGAGGAAGAGGCCGCGTAAGCGGCCCTTGCCTCATGACTGAAGCAGAACACTACAGGGCAAAGTACAAGGCGTACCGCGCCCTATGCTTTTCTCTTATCACCCGGCTTGAGGATGATGAGCATTTAATGCGTGACTTGGTGCAGGAATTTCGTACACTAGAACAGTCACCAGAGTACAAAGACCAGAGGTGGATAGAACAGCATGGCATCCCATTCGACTGATCCAGTAAGCGACAAGCGCCTTGAGACGTTTGTTAGCGGAAAGTTTCATTGGAAGTCACTTCTGCCACATGAGCAGATGTCTCTGGCGGTTGAGGTAATGCGGCTGCGCTACCTGATGGGCAAGCAGTTTGAGTTCATCAGTGAGTCGCTGCATCATAAAGAAGCGGCCCGGGAGTACCGGGATTTAATATGTAAAACGTCCGACGGAGGGCAATATGAAAGCAATAATGGATTTAATGAGGGATCTTCCTGAGCATATAGTCTGGCTATTGGCTTCAATAGTTTTTGTGATTGGCTTTGGCTATGCGGGTGATGGTGATTATGAGGAGGCGACAAAGGCGCAGGAGGTTTACTGCCAAAATGTAGCCAGTGGGGTATGGCCTGACTA